GCATCCATTAAGAATGTAAATGGTTTTGATAAATCTTCTTTTAGATTATCAGTTGATACAAATGCACAATTGTTAAGGGCGGCATACAAACCTCGTTCTTCTGTGATTGGTGTTCCCATAGCCCATAGACCTCGGCCGGGAGGCAAGAATTTCATATTGAAAATACGGTCATACATCTCTTGTGCTGACCTTTGTGCTTGCCACGCATTCCACCCTAAATGATGTGATTCAATCCATTTCTTTTGCATGTTGTAAGTACCTTCAACTACTCGTTGAACAGTTTCCCACCACATTTCATTTTTCCCATCATCTTTAATTCTTGAGTAGGTTCTCATATATACTAATTCACCAAGACCATTGAACCCGAATGGTGCTCTTTTACGTTTGTATTTTTCGATAAAATTTTCTGATAAATTGAATTTTTTATATTCCATATTACGTTATTCTCCCACTTTAATGTATAACCATTTTGAGGTATACATATAAATATTAATTATGATTTTCTTTATTCAAATATTTTACATCTGAATTGGAAAAAGTCCAATAATCTTCCGGTACATATATAATTATTGGATAATTTAAATTTTCAACACTTAAACTATTCCCAAAACTCTTTTGCTTTTTGTTTTGTTTCATATTCCTTCTCCGTTGGTTTTAATCTTTTCTTTGCTATCTCTATATATTCTGGATTTAATTCAATACCTATCCAATTCTTATCCATTTTCATAGCCACTTCACCCGTTGTTCCGCTACCCATAAATGGATCAAGAACTATACCAGGTTCAAATTCATCATTACTTCTACCATCATTATAACCTTTATCATTATATATAGCATATCTCTGACCCTGTTCATATTTACCATCATATCTTTCAGGTCTATAATTAGGATTATCTTCCGGTAATTCATGTCTCTCTAATGATTTCTTTTCCATTATTCTTTCTCTAGGTTTACCAGTTTTCTTATCAATATATTCAGGACAACTCGCATCTATCGGAGTCTCAATAAGTTTGGGTGGATATACTGCAAAGTGAGCATCTTTAAATCCTTTTGGATTAATATTCCAAACAGTCCTTTTATTTCTACCATTTGGATTTGCCCATCTATCACCCATTCTATCTGTTTTTTCTGGACTACTTCTACCATCAACTACAGTACCATCCCAACCATATTGAGCTCTCTTTAAACTAAGCTCTTTTACTGGTTCAAGTTGTTGTTTGAAATAATATTTTTTATTTTTTGTAAAGAAAAAGAATTTTTCAAAATCTACAGTAAATCTATCCGTAGCAGGTGAAGGCATACAACTTGATTTATGCCAAATTATTTCATTTCTTAATATCCAACCTCTGTTAGTCATCTCAATTGCAAACCTACTTGGTATTTGAACTAAACATTTTTGAGGTAAATCACAAGTAACTTTGGGTGTCATAGCACCTGGATTATTTTTATTCTGCATATTACCAGTTCCTTTACCATGACCACTATTAGCATAGGTATCACCTAAATTGACCCAACAACTTCCGTGAGGTCTTAAAACTCTTTTCACTTCATCAAATATATCACACAAGTGACTAACAAACATATCTGGATTAGGTTCTAATCCTAACTCACCTTTCCAAGCACCACATTTACTACAAAAAGCATCTTCAACTTCCCAATCTACTTTATTAGCATTTAAATGATGTGGTAATCCCTTATCTGAATTTGTTCCACTATGTAATTTTCTTTTTGATATTGTAAAATCATGTTCACAATTTGGGTCACCACCCCATATCTGTCCTTCTGTATTATAGTCACGGAGTCCCCAATACGGCGGGGATGTAATACACATATCCAAGGATTCATCTGGAAATGTTTTTAATACACTTAATGCACTACCTTGATATATTTTATTTAGTTCTAAACTTTTCCCATTGTTTTTCATTTTCTATCACCCTTAATTTTTTTTGTTTTCTCTCTTGGTAAGGTTTACCTTTAATCTTATGTAATTTAATTTCTTCATCTAAAATATTTTTTTCACTTTCATAGTTTCTAATTCTTTTGTTAGCCATATCTATGTATTCATCTGATATATCTATTCCTATATAATCACACCCCAATAATTTAGAAGCTACAGCTGTTGTTCCACTTCCAATATATGGATCTATAACCGTTCCTTTGTTTTCATCAAATAAAGAAAGTATAATTCTTAATGGTAAAACTAAAGGAAATGGTGCTGGATGAGGGTTTTTCATTTCAGGTTGAAAACTCCATATAGATGAAAATTGAGCGTGTTTGGATTTTAATTCCTTACCCACTCTATCATCTTCAGTAGGTTTATATAACCAATATATTCTTTCATCTATCTGCCAAAATCTCCAACCTCTCAATTGCCCACTTATAAATCTATCCCATATAATTTCTTGTTTAGGCATCCAATCAGTTCTTGTCAACCATTCCATTGGATGTATCAATTCACCATCATCCCATCTACATCTATGATTATAAAAAAATGAACCACCTGGTTTTATAACTCTATATAATTCATTTAATACTTCAATCTGTTGTTCCTGATATACCTCTTCTGGTAAGTTATCATCAAACTTATCATAAACAACGGACTTGACTATAGGTCCTCCCTTTTTACCTTTATTATATGGAGGAGATGTAATACCTAAATCTATAGAATCAGATTCTAATGTTTTTAATACATCTAATACATCACCTTTTAATATTTCATTCATTTATACATTATCCATTAAAAATTTAAAAAATGGTTTAGTTAAATTTGATTCATAATCTGATATATCTTCATTTATAAATCTAATTTTTAAATCAGGACAATCTTTATAATCATTATAATTAAAATTAAATACTCTAGTACTTTTACCCTGTCTACTATTACCATTCTTCACATCTTCTTTTGTTTTTCCTTCAAATCTATCAAAACTATAATCAATCAAACTTTGACTAAATGGTTTATAACTATATGGAAATTCAATAATATAAACTATTCTACCATTCACAAAACCACTAACAATCATATTTAATCTATCATTACTCCACAAATAATGGTCTTTTATAAGTCTCTTTATATTATCTTCTGATGCAAAATCAGTAATTCCACCACCACCATCCAATTTTCCACTATTTACAGGTTTAACTTCACCATAAACTTTAGTAGAAGAATTATAACCATCATAAAAATGTTTACCAGGTATATCTACATAATCATCCAATAAATCAAGAGTTACCTGTTCCCTCAATGTAGAACTATTCTTATCATTCATAGTATTTCTAATTAATCTCTCATATTTTTCAGATTCATTTTCTATTTCACCAGTGAGAGACCATTCTAAACAATCTTTTCTGATATCATTATCTACATTATCTAATGTTATATCTAAATTTAAATAATTATCAATTTCAGATTTTAAATCTACTAAAATTTCATTCTGATATTGTTCTGTAACAAGTTTTGTATTTATACTCATGATATTTGATTTCCTTTCATTAATCATACTATAATATACATCATTTAAGCTATAAAAGTCAAGCTTTTTATTCATCTCCACCCATTAAATCTTCATATTTACTAGCTAACATTTTTTTCATAACATTATCTCTATTATCTATTTTCTTTTGTTGTTCTTTACCACCAACTGAATCACTTTCAAATATTTCAACGGCACCATTATTGGTATTTACCTTCGCAGGATAAGTTATACCATCAGGACCGAATCTGTTTTTAATCACATGAAATCTACCTGTATTAGCTATCTTATCTTCCACTTTTCTACTTAAAGATACAACAAAATCAGCTGTCATTATTTTCTGATATGATTCAGATACTTTTTGAGCCTCAATCACATCTTCATCAAGAGCACTTCTGTTAGCCTGTGAGGCAGTCCATATTGGAATGTCAAACTCACCAGCTAACCCCCTTAAATCTTCATAAATATTTCCGAGAGCATGTCTTATTTCTCTACTATTACTTGTATCTCTCAATATATCACCATAATCCACTACAACCATATCAAAAGATTTACCTAAAGTTTTTAACTTTTGTAGATGAGCTGAAAGAGTATGAACCGATGCTGTTTTGGTTGGAAAATACTTCACAACCAATTCACCTTCAACTCTCTCCACCGCAGACTTTACATCATCAATATGATACTTTAAATTTTGATTAGCTAATCCTGTTAATACTGAATCATATCTCATTCCAACATAAGATTCATTTAACTCCAATGTATAATGAACTACATTTGTTCCCCTCTTCATAGCACCTGCTCCAAGAGCACATAATATCCAAGTTTTACCAATACCAGCCGGTGCTACAATCACACCAAGTTCTCCACCACCCAATCCACCTTGAGTCAAGTCATTTATCACATCCCAAGGCGTTTCAACTGTTGATCTAGCAGACTCACTATATCTAATTTCTATATCTTCGGCATATTCATGTCCTATATTTTTTTCACTACCAGCTTTCATAGCACCATCAATAATATTTTTTATTTGTTCGTAATCACCCTTCTGTTCAAGTATCTCAACAGATTTTATTATAGCATTTTTTAATGTTTGGTTTTTGAAAAAGTCTATAACCTGATCCTGAATAAATTCCAAATCAGGTGCTTCAAAATATCTATAAACTTCTTTTAAAGTTTCTACAACCGTAGTTTTCATCACATCATTATCTATTTCACTCACCTTAACTTTAAAAACATCCAATGTGATTGGTTTTTTATACTCATTAAAATATTTTTTACATTCTTTTACAATCCATTTTAAACTTTCACTTTCATAATGACTTTCATCAAGAATGTCAATAACTTGTTCAATAAAATTAGGTTTATTCATCAAACAAACAATTGATTTTATTTGAAAATTATGTCCAAATTCCTGTAGTCTATTTGTCATTAGTTCTCCTAAATCTATCCAATCTTGTAAACTCCATTAACCAATTATCAAGATTGGGAATTGCGGATGTCAATTTATCCTTTAAAAACATTGTTTGAAATTTATACTTAACCAATGAAGGGATATCCCCATTAACAGCACCTTGTATTTTCATCTTTGTATGATTCGGTATATCCACTTTATTTAATTGCATTAGTAAGTAATTTCTTTTAATTAAGTTACTGCCATTTTTTATATTTTCCAAGAGTTTTATTTTTTTATCTGATTTTTCTGCAAATTCCAATAAATCTTTAGCTGTAAATTTCTCTATAGCCGAAAATTGGGGACAAAATTTTTTCAGAGTTTTGAGTCCTGCACCTTTTATTCCCCCTATATTATCTGACTTATCACCATCTAATATTCTGTAAGTTAATATGTTATGTGAATGTATACCATATTCTTCAAAGATTTCTTTCTTGGTATAAAGTTTCTTTTTTGTTGGACTCCAAACTTTTACCCTATCATCTACCAATTGTAAGAAGTCTTTATCAGTTGACATTAAAAATATATCACTTTCTTTTAATATTTGCTGTGATATATAAGCCATTGTATCATCTGCTTCTATCCCATCAACACAAATTAATGTTAAAGGTAGTTGTTCTAAATATTCAATCAACCTACCCATTTGTTGTCTCATCGAAGCTTCTTCATCTTGAGGAGCAGTACCCCAATCTACATTTCTATTTAATCTTTTTTTAATTTTACGAGTAGCTTTGTATTCTGGATATATCTTTTGTCTTCTACCACTACCATTCTTACCATCAAACACAATAATACATCTTGATGGTTTTAATATATCACAAGTATATCTTACAGATTTTAGAAAACCCATCATACCACCAATATGTAATCCATCTTCATTGATAGCAGGATTAACTGCGAATGACCTAATAAATGTATTTAGGCCATCCACAATTAAAACTCTATCATTTTTATTTAGTACTGACTTATGTTCTTCATTCTCAACTTGATCTAAAAAAGATATAAATTTTTCATTTAAATCACTTTTAGAGTTCATCCACTACCTCATCAGTTTCTTCTACATCATCAATACCAAGTTCTTTTGAATCATATTTAAGAATACAAGCTTCACAGATTTGATTATAACACCATTCTCTCAATTCAGAATTTGTAGTTATTAATTTTTCAAAATCTTTAGATTGAAACTTATGTTCTTCAATAAGTTCACCAGTTTCAGTATCAACTTGATTGATTGTGTACCAAGCACCCGCTTGTTTTAGTAATTTATGTTCTTTCATTACAGTTAACCAACTACCATAGTCATCAATACCTGTATCAAAATATAATGGAAACTCTGCAGTTCTCATTGGAGGACCTAATCTGTTTTTGATTACTTGTCCTTTAATCTTAATACCTATAGTATTCTTTTTACTTGTGTCTTTGATTTGTCCTGCATTTTTGAATCTAACACGAGTTGATGAATGAAATGGAAGAGCTTTACCACCTGATGTAGTCCAAGGATCTCCAAACATTACACCTAACTTTTGTCTTAACTGATTTGTGAAAACCAATGCGACTTTTTGTCTCGCTATCATCTGAGTAATCTTTCTCATAGCCTTACTTATAATAATAGCTTTCGCAGTAGCCCAACCATCTTTATCAAAGTCAGCATCCATTTCTACTTTTGTAGAAGCGGCCGCCAATGAATCAACAAGAATAGTAACTAACTTATCTTTATTAGATTCTCTGATTTTAGTAACAATTGTTTCAATAGTATCAAATATCTCTTCAACCGTTTCAAGATGTACATATAACATTTTAGTAGTATCCACACCAATAGCTCTCAAGAACTCTTGAGATACTGCTGATTCTGTATCTATGTAAACTGCTATACCATCTTTCTTTTGTGTTGAAGCTAACAAATGAGAACCTATCAAAGACTTACCACTACCCTCTAAACCATTTAGTTCTGTGATTTTACCTACGGCAACACCACCATTTGGTCTATTGGAAATAGCAATATCTAACATTGTTGAACCTGTTGAAATGAAATCCGTTACATCAGTAGGATTCTCATCTCCATCTAGAAAGTATGCTACCTTCTGATGTTTGAACTGTTTATTCAGTTCACCTTGTATAACTTTTGCTAAATCATCTTTAGACATTCAATTCTCCTTATGATGTTATGAGTGGGAGAGTGATGCTAAGGCGCAACCCTTGTGTGAAAATATACATCCCACCCATTAACAATGTGATTATTTATTAACTATTGAACAGTTCGTCAAAAGCATCTTCTACTTTTTCTTTTTTGTCAGTATTTTCTGTAGTAGTTCCAGTATTTGTAGTTGGAGCTGTACTAGCAGTAACACCATTAGAAGTTGTAGTAGTTTCAGTACTATCATCATCACTTGGATTTAGATAATTCTGAAGAGCTTCTTTTAAGTCATCATAAGTTGGTTCATCCCAAAGTTCTTCCAATTTAGTTTGACTATCAAATATTGTTTTAAGAGTCTCTTTGTTTTCGGTGATAGCGGTTTGATTAGGTTTAACTCTTATAGTAGTTTTACCATATTGATTTCCCGCTTCAGCTGGAGTTTGTCTTTCAACAACAATATCTCTACCAGTTGTAGGATCTGTAATGTCACCATAATCAGGGTCAGCAATTACACCAAGAAGTTCTTGATATACTGTCTTACCGAATCCCCACCATTTAACACCTTCATGTTCTTGACCTCTTACTACCACAGGAGCAAAAGTTCTCAATCTTGGTTCAATTCTACGACCTTGTAACCAATCTTCTTTGTTACCACTAGACTTTAATTTTCTTGAAAATTCTTCTACTGGATCTGGTTTACCAAATGAAGTTGGTGATAAGTAAGTTTTATTATTACCAAGACCATAATGAAAAAACAATTCCACGAATGGATTATCTTTATTATGTTTGTAAGGTACTATTCTAACTTGAGTTTTACCTGGTTGAGGTTTCCAAAAACTATCCTTGGTGGATGTTGTTGTTTGAAGTTGACTTAATCTATCTTTTATTTTTGAAATATCCATTGATATTCTCCTATTTATTATTTATTATTTACTATTTACTATTTATGGTTTATATAAAACCACATAACCTATTTTCTTTTTACTCTATAATATATATAATTTTATACTATAAAGTCAAGCTTTATTTTTTTATTTCTTCACATTTTCCCCATTTTCCAATGGGGCATTCCGCATATGCCCAATGAGCTTTTACATTCATAAAACAACCACATTTTAAACATCTACCATCTGCAACTCCAGATTCTGGATTTACTTGGTCATATTTAAAAAATGGACATTCTCTACAGATTTCTAATCTTTCATTAGCCTTATCCGCAGATACCATCCATTGGTATCCTTTAGATTTGGCTTTCATACTTGTCCAAGTATCCTTAACTAAATTTCTACCCATTTGGAACATAGATGGAAATTTTGTTTTTGAAGCTTCTTCTTCCTCTAACATTCTTTCCATCTTAGTAATTCTATCTAAATCTTGATCATCTAAATTATATTCAGATTTTAGAAAGGATTCTAAAGAAGATACTTTAGAGGAGTCATCAAGTTTTTTAATGAACTCCTCGTAAGTACCAACATTATATCCATCATCTACTAAGCTTTGCCAAAGGGAAGAGAATTTAACTCTTTTAGACATAGATTAAAAGCTTTCTATAGTTTTTTTGTTACCTTTACTCTTTGCAGTTGTTTTAGCTTTTGCATTTTTTGCAGCCTGTTTAGTCTTTTCTAAAACTTCTTGAGACTTTTTCTGTAGTTCTGCCGGCTGAGCTGGCCTTCCAGGAGGAACAGCTTTAGTTCCTTGATATCCAGGGGATGGAACTGCCGCACTTTGTGGAGTCACAAAAGTTGTATCTCCAACTACTTTAGTCAATCTACCATCTTGTTCTCTCTGAAAATACTGATGTTTTAAAGACTGAATGTATGGTGCATCTGCCTTAACTAAATTATTAATACCATCTATTACAACATAGTAAAAGTCAGTATTAAATTTTAAAGCATGTTGTACATTACCACCACCCGGAGTAGGAGCTCCACCAGGAGCACCGGGAGCACCAGGAGTACCACCAGCCTGTTGTTGTTTTCTCATCTGCTGAGCTTGTTTTACTCTTTCCACAACTTCATTAAATGGAAGTATCTTTGGAAGATGTTTATTTTCAACAGACCAAGTTTCATATTCACCTTTCCATTTATTAATTTCATCTTCACTAGCAGTTTCTAAATCTGCCGGAGGTGCTGGAGGTGGACTTTTAGGTTGAGGTGGTTTTGGTATCTCCTCACCTTTTGCCCATTTTTCAAGTACATCCAATTCTCTGAATCCACATACTTGATTACCTGTTTCAGCATCAATAAAGAAAGGTGTTCCGCATTGTGCATTATATTTCTGTTTGATTTCATTTGCCCTGCTATTTTCATCAGGTACAGCTACATCTAATTGGGTGATGTCATAGCCTTTGTCCCTTAGTTGTTCAACTATTGGAGCTGCTTTTTTACACCAACCGCATGAATTACTCATTACATATATTAAATCATGTTTTTGAGTAGTTTTCTTTTTAGAAGTAGTCTTAGTATTTTTTGTAGATGATTTCTTTGTCATAACCATTTACTCCTTCATTTTAAGTTAAAAACCTCATTCCATATTATGTTATTACTATAATATACATATATATATATTGAAAGTCAAGCTTTTTTTTATTTTTTTGTTTCTATTATTTTATAAATTCTGGTGCTGATTTTATTTAATCCTTCAGAATTAGTAACTAAAATCATATTACTAAAATTCTCCCAAGGTACTATAAAATCTTTATTTAACACACCATTATTTAAATTTTTAATAGTTTCATTTAAAGCATTGATAGTGTATAATGTATTTGAATGTTTTTTTCTATGTAGTGATATTGTTTTCGGCACTTCATTATAATCAATACTATTATAAGAATCAACTATTACATTATAAGTACATATTAATTCATTAACATTATTTTCATTTTGTAACACATAAATCTTTTTAAAAGCTAAATTGTATGCACTTTCTATCAATTTAAGACTAGAATCAAGTTCTTTTTTATCGACAAAAGTACATAATAGTTGAGTCTTCATTTCCACTCTCCAAATATGTCAGACCAATCATCTGCATATAATTTGTAACTAGATTTTGAACCTATACCATCCATCTGTCCCTGTGTATATCTAGTTGTCACTGTTATAACTGCTATTTTCTTAGCAGTAACTGAGCTATAAACTGTTAAATGAAATAAATATCCAGACCCAGTATTTTCTAAATCCCATTCAAGATGTATATCTTTAACTAAATCTGCAAATCTATCTTCACTTGGAATAAACCAAAATGTTTTACCTGCATTTGCAGCATAGAACATATCTTTCTTACCCATACTTAATTGTTTCTGAAATAAAGTAATTAATCCTTGTTCTATATCATCTTCATTTTCTTTAAAAGCGGCACCAAATATATTATCAAATCTTCTATTTCTTTTTTTAGCCCACTCTGACCATTGTTTAGAAATTTTTAATTCTTGAAACTTTCTACAAAAATATCTGAATTTTTTATCTTTAGTTATTTTATTCATATCAACCGCATCAGTTAGTAAATCTAATTCATCCTGTTTTAATCTTAATTTCTGATATTTATCCCAAGTATTAGATTGTCTTTGTAATTTAGTTAATAAATTTAAAGCTTCTTTTTTTTGTTTTGTATCTAATTTTTTATTAGAATTACTTTGTTTTTTAAATTCTTTTTTTATAAGGATATTCCAATCTTTAGTCATACCATCAAATTCTTTCACATATTTTTTTTTGATATAATCCATATTAAAATTCTTTAAATTTAATGCCTGTCCAAGTGTTGTAACTGTTAAATTCTTTAATTGTCCTTTTTCATATTTTAATGAAACACCAACATCAGATTTATAATTAGTAAATTTAGCCACAATATCAGCAGCTCCAAAGACAGATGAATCATTTGTAGGACCTGACCACCAAACTGGACCTGTAGTAGGACCTAATTCTTTTTTAATTTTTTTAGCTAAATTTATACCATCAGTTTTTAATTTATCAAATTTAGCATGAGTAGAATTTTCCATATATTTAACTTCCGGATAATTTTTTATTTCTTTACCAGGAACTCCAGCCTTAACTTTATTACCCATGTATTTTTTTATATCATCACCATTTTTGATACTGCTCATACTAACACCGGCAACAGCTAATGCAGTTAAAACTTCATGATAAAATGTAGTTGGATTTTGTCCTTTATGTACAGTCATTTTTTCTTCCTTTTTTTCTGTAAGAATTTCTGAATAACCTAAATAATTAATAACTTCTTTTAATATAGACTTGTGTTCTTTATTATTCATATCAGGCATTCCATTTGGAACTCTCCAAGCCCATTCAGTTAATATTTTATTTATTATTTTATCTACTTTAATCATATAATTTACTACCTTTTTAACATATAAGTCAAGCTTTTTTTATTAAATCTTTTAATTTTACATACCTCTTTGGATACTTTCTGACCATAACTCTTTGTGGTAAAAAAGTATCAGAATTATCACCCCATCCTGTTTTTATATTTTTAGATTCACCAGGTAATAACTTTCCAAATCTTATAGCTCCCACCGCACCAACTTTTTTTCTTTTCTTTCTTTTTTTCTCTAAATCTCTATAATATTTATTTATATATTCATCCGAATATTCATTCATAGATTCTTCTTCAGCTGCCCTATCAGAAGCTTCATAATCAAATTCACCATCATAATCTATAATCTTCACAGGTATATTTCTCCCCCTACTTAAAGATAACATTGTTCTTGTGTTACCGGCCATACAATGCATATCACCATTTTTATCTCTTATAATTATAGGTGATGGAAATTCTTCATCTCCCATCAATCCCTGTTCTATACCAGATACATCTTTACCATAAGATTGCCCTCTTTCTCTAGCAAAATTACTTGCATCTTCAATATTATCAAATCCCAATATTTCACCAGCTTCAGTATTATTAACTTCTTTCCATTGTTCAGGTTTTAGTAATACTGGTTTAGATGGTTTTATTAAATGTTTAATCAATCCCTCTACACCACCATATTGTTTAGCTAAATTTGGAGCAAGAGAATTGGTCACATTGTTATTAACATATTCACCTTCTACTTCTTCTTTCGCATCATTTGGAAAATATCTCCAAGCCACATTAACTTTATTACTATCATCCTTTATCATATTTACTAAATTATTTTCACCAGTATCTCGTTTATCTACTTCATCAGATTTCGGTAATCCTTTTTTCTCTACCCTATTACCATTCAAATCACTTTGTATATAAGTATCAGTAGTCCTAATATCATTAAATTTTTCTACCGAATTTTTAGGAACTGATATCATTGTTTTTTTATAACCTAATTCTTTCATAGCCTGTAATCTATGTCTTCCATTACTAATAGCAGTTCTATTACCAAAATCTCTACTAACTTCAGTAGGAATGAAATCAACTTCTTTATTTTTAGAATTAGTAACCCAAAACTCTTTAGCCCCATCTATTCTACCTAAATCATTCTGATTACCTCTTTCCACATGATGATCTGGATCAGATTCTTTATTAGCTTGTAATAATCTATCCAAGTCAACTTCAATCATAACATTATCTGATGGTCTTGGTTCTTTCCAACTCACATTTTTTATATCTTTTTCAACTCTAGGATGTAATTTTCTTTCTCCCGTTTGTTCATCTCCACCTGTAGAATGACCATAACCAGTTTTTGCAAATCTTTGAGCTCCTTCTTTAGTATCAAAATATTCTATTCTATCTCCAAATTTTGCACCAAAAGAACCCTCTTCACCGGAATGGCTCCAGATTGATCCTGATTTTTTAACAACAGGTCTTCCCATTATTTTATTCTTTAAATCGTCAAATAATCCTTCGTCAATCTCTTCTAATAAATTGGTCAATTTAATCAATTAATCTCTCTGTTATGTCTATCATTTCAGAATAATTATGTCCCATTTTAGATTTGGTAATATAACCACCAGTTTCAATAATTCTTTTTATATTATTCAATGTAGTTACCCCCTCTAATCTACAAAAATCAAATAAGAAACTATCATAACCATATAAAATTAAGTTAGTTTTTTTATCCGATAAATAGTCTTGTAATGCATTTATCACCTTAATATTTCTTTCTGTTTCAAATGATTGAATAAGATAATTAAATAGTTTATTTTTATTCATATCATTATTATTATGCATACCTATTCTTCTATTATAAATATTAGTTAAAATGCTATTATTGTCATTAAATTCGCGCCATTTTAAATTAATAAAATTATGAACTTTATCAAAAAATGGTACTTTTTTTCTAATTTCTTCAGTTATTCCACCATAAAGTAACTTAAATGATATTTGTTTAGACTCTTCATATGTACTACCATAAAAATCTGCAAGATGCTGATGTACTGATTCTTTACCAAATTTATAATCTACCAACTCACCAATCAATCTTAAGTGATAAGCATCAAAGTCATACTCTACCAATATATCATTTTCTGAAATTATAGCTTTTCTTTTTTCATTAGGTAAAGCGGCAAAATTGACACTTCCAAAAGAATTAGATGGTCTACCCGTAGATGTCCATAGATTATATTGTGAATATAATTTACCATCTGATATATGTTTTCTTACTCTCTCATCAAATATATCACATACATCATCTGATACTTTTACTCCGTGTTTTTCTATTGAAGAAAAAGCTTTTGTTACATCTGAATGATATTCACTTTCATATATAGCAGTTGTGTAATCATTAATCTTATCAAAAACCTTATCACAATACTCTTTATGTTTGCACAATGGTATAATCTCATTAAGTTTCTTTACATTATAGTATTTACTATGGAAAAAATCATAAGCATTTATTCTTATATTTTCCAAGTCCATTGGTATATTTTTATCCCACCAATGTAAATAATTTATATCAATCAATCTTGTATCTGGAAATATATGTTTTAATTTCTTGACATCAGGTGTGATATAAAAATGATTATGGTCATTTTTTATTTCATCAATAGATTCTCTATCACCACAATCTGGGTGATTTATACATATCATTCTACCCTCTCCGTCACCCACATGTCTAACATATAATAATGACAATCCATTATCTTTATGTAGTGGATGTAGAAAATTATCTAGAAAAATTGGAATTAATATCTTCATAACCATTTATATAATATACAACCTTTTTTAGTTAAAAACAAGCTTTTTAATTAAAAACTACTGTTTACTTTATTTGTAACAACATATGGAAAGTGATCAGCTTCGTCCGAATCAACATTTTTATAATAACCTCTATAATTAGGGTCACCTTCTACACATCCATATTCAGAAGTACATGCTTTTGATTGACAATTTGATCCCATACCACCATATCCATTATCATATTCAGCATTACAAGATTGATTATGACTATATACACCTTTTGATGATTTTCTTGTTCCCAATGATGCTGTACTTGATTCACAATTAAAATCAGATGTATAAGTGTAACCATGATAACTACAAGGACCATCTGCATTCATTGAAGGCCATTCTGGTACTGGAGCAGTCCAATCAAAATTTCCAGAACCTTTTCCATGTTTAGTAAATTTATAGTCTTTGTCAGAATATGCAGCTGCGTATCTACTTTCAAAGTCAGTACCACCATCCCAAAACTCACATTGTTTTTCAATAGTACCACCAGCCCAAGAAGTATTTAAAGCTTGTAATTGATCATCAGAACAATCACCTTGTTTATAATTACCGTCTGCATCACTACAGAAATTATGTACAGGATTTTGTTTTCCCATTTCATAGATATACCAATTATCTGCAATTTCAAAACAACCCCAAGGTAACATCCAATATGTACCACTAGATTGTGCATGATAACATCTATGATCAATCATGTATTTAGTTTCTCCACCTTCTTGGTAAGTCCAATGTGGACAATCTAATATGTTACCTTTTTTAGCTTCCATTTCTTGAGGTAAAATACAACCTTCACCCTCTGGATATCCTCCCATTACATCTGAATCATCAGAAGCCCATTCCGTATCAAATGAAGTTATATCTGGTCTATATGACCATCCGTTTGGATGTGTTGGATTCCATCTACAAGGTTTACCTTTATTTTCAGGATCAGAATCTATCGGTAAAACTTGAGGAATACATGCACCACCACCAGCCCAATAAGCAGTATTTCCAGAATCACTAACTACCTGACAATAACTATATCCAGCTACACGATAATTTGACCTTGTACTTCCTTTAGTATGCATATCATCCCAGAAATAAGCAAACATATCATCTGTACTATCATATGCAAAATTCTGATGGTCTTCAATACCTAACATTTCAAGTGCTTCATCTGGATCTAATCTTGATTCATAAGTATGTCCAGGATAACCACCCGATCTCCCAGCTCCGGCACAACTTTGTTGTAAAGCACCCCAAGAATTAGCATTACCAGTTAACATACAAGTCATACACTCTGGTTTAACAGACCAATAATGCCACCCTAAAGTTGGATGTTCTGCATAAAATACATCTTTACATTTATGTGGATTTATATGACATTTATTATGTCTCTCATGACCTTTTAAATACATCTCTTTTTTATATTCAGGAACATCTGTATCTACACCACCGTTATCAAGATAAGGCCATCCATTATCAGTATCAGGTGTGTTCCATCTTCCAAGTACATTTCCATGAAAACCTGTAGTTTTTTGTGCCAAATCAGCAACCCACCACCAACATAAACCTTGAGTTCCTTGTAATCCTTTAACAGACCAATATGGAGTCATTTCATGCCAAGCCAATCCACTCCAAGCTAATGATTTTTCCATATATACACTGTATGGTTCATTCAATTGAAGTCCGTCATCATCTCCATCTTGAATTGTTGTCATTCCCTCTTGAAATGCAAATCTAGCACCATCATCAAAACCTTCACACTCTTGAGCATCACTTAAATTCCAACCACCTTGACCTGACATAGAACATATTTCTGAACAATATTGAGCAGAATAATAAGTTGGTCTATCTTGATAAATACCTCCACCTTTTTGTAAAGCATATGAATCATTAGGTCCATCGTTTTCATCATTATAAAAACCACCAAAATTTTCATCAGTATCTGCAAAGTTTGGATAGTTACACCCACCAAATACATCTGTATCCATAACTTCTAACAAACAAGTTTGACCATGATGTGGATTGGCGTTTTCAACATTTTGATAATCTGAATTTGCATGAATATAATGATAACATTCAGTATTACCATATCCAAGACACCCACCCCAATTCATCGCCTGCCAGTCAGGACACCTCCAATAAGCACAACATGAAAAATTAAAACTTGCTAATTCTGGATTATCGGTATAATAATGTTCTTCCATATTATCAGTTTTTACAAAGTTGTTACTTTGCATACAATCACTTTGAGCACCTTCTTGGTACATAAAAGATTCATAATCAAGGCATCCCCAAGATCTTTGATCTTCACAATATCCTCCATAGAAACCCATATCTGCCCAATATTCTTCAGGAACACCTTCTAAAGTTTGAGGAAACCATTTACAATTTTCACTAGCTGCTTCACAATCTTGTTTACTTTGTTGGTCACCACATTTTTCATCCAAATCTACTTGAAAATACTGTTCAACTGTATCAACTGGAGATTCTCCATTATCAGAATCAACATCTTCATTAGCATCATGTATATCACTTTGATCTACTATAAATTCAACATTACCTTTATCTGAAGTCACCTTACCTTGTTCATCTAACTGATAAATACCAAGTTCTTGTTCCATTTTTTTAGTTTCATTAGGAAACCATGTCCACCAAGGAAAATCTGGATCCTTATTAGCGGCTACAATTTGGTCAGTAGTATATCCCAAATCACTTAAAGCCTTTGGATTCCATCTTAAAACTGGTTTGAATGATTCAGTATTACCAAATACCTTATCACTCCTATACATCATCCATCCAGTAAATGTAGTAGTCCATTGATCAGCAGTATAAGTATGATTAACTGTTTCTACTATAAAAATAACTTTATTACTATATACTTGAGGTAAATAATCTACTCTAAAAACATTTCCAGGATACATTCCAGCTATACCGTAAATACTCATTGAAATAGAATATGGTAATTGCATACCAGCATCTGAAGTTTCAACCTCTCCAACTTTTTCATTAACTAATTTTTTGTAGTAATAATCTGATATACTACTTACCAATACGGCTCTCTCACCCGCACCTAATTGCATTGTATCAACAGCTTCAGCTGCTGTAGTACTAACTTTACCACCAGCTTTAGTATATGTATCTACTACTCTAGTTACAGTAGAATCATATTCCTCATCCACTTTATCTATCCAATTAGTTATATCGGATTCATCAAAATATTTACCTATATTTTTAATAAAAGTTTTTTTAACATTTTCATTGTCACCTATACCATCATCATCAGGTTTAGTTAACGCAGTATACTGATCACCTAACATAGAATCATTTAAAGAATCAGCAAAATCAACATCAGTAGATGGTAACCATTCAAAATAATGATTTCCAGTAAATTTATTATCTAAATCACCTTGATCATTTTCACTATCCATTTGATGTAAATCTTTTAAACCTAATGCCATAAATATACCTTGACTTCCAGGATAAATAGGACTACCTACACTTGTAGCATTTATAGCAATCATACTACTTAATACATTACTAGGCATTTCCAAAGATAAATCCATATTTTTAGTCAAAGTATTTGGAGAATAAGGATTAAAAACAAATAAATCATCAAAATTATATCCACTTTTATGAGCATCTGTAGTTTCTTTTGATAATCCTGCTTCTACATCTTCCGCTGAAACTAGAATAGCACCTCCACCATCATCATCACCATCATTAATTATATAATAATATTGACCATTAGTATTAAATTTTATTTCTTCACCAGTCTCTGCATATCCATATTGACCAGGTGTTGTATTTGCGTTTGCTTCTTTTTCAGATTTAGTTAAATTAACAATTGGACTATTCAAATCTACAACTGCCATCTTATTATCACCTTGAGATATTAATTTTAATTTGAATACATTAGCACCATTAGTATTAATATCAGTCAATAAACCTGTTATAGCACTGAATATATTGTCAGCTGTACTGAAATGAGTTACTATAGATTCTAAACTAACAAACATTTCATGTATTGGAATTTTTCCTGCAGCTTTTAATCCATCTGGATCATGTGTTGGATATAAAAATGGTATCGGTGCATTATTATTTCTAAATCCACGAGTCCAAACTTGTCTCCAATATAAATTTTCATGAAACTGCATTACTTGATTACTTGAATCAAACTTTATTTCTTTATCCATGTCTTCAGTAAATTTCATACCCAAATATTTATTTAATAATTCTTCCTCAAAAAATTTCCAAGTAACATAAGTTAAATTCCACAAAGAATCAGGAGCCGCATCTTGATCAGAATGATCATCTAAAAATGCAAAATATACACCGACATCACGTGCAATTGGTGGAATAACTGGATATCTAAAAGCTTTTTCATAAGCACTTTGATCTTCACCATCCTCACTTTTTATAATTTGTTCTCTTAATGCCGCCCTTGTTTTTACTTCTACCCATTTGTTAGGTTCACATCCAAGTCTTTCAGCAGCTTCTGGATCAGAAGGACAATTAAATCCACCATCATCAAGAACTTTCTGGTGGCCTTTTAGTTTAGTTAAATCATAAAAAGTTCCAAGATGTACACTTTCAGTGTTACCTAATTTATCTAGTACTAATTTAAAAAATGGATTTGTGTCTTGACTTTCTCCACTATTTCTAAAAAGAAAATCTAAATCAAAAACACCTTCCATATCATCCATACCAAAAAAAGCAAAAAATCTTTCAACTATAACTTGAGTTACATCTTTTGTAAAAAGATTACTAGAATTTCTATCATATTCCAATAAAGATTTATTACCAGAAGTTATAGTAATAGAACATTCAAATGAACCATCTGGTAAAGATTTAGAATTCCAATCTGTTACATATCCTTCAGCTACCCATAAATCACCACCAGATTTAGTTATCTTTCCGGTATCAATATTAAAAATATCATTGTGCATTTTATGATAATGTTGATCAGCAGTTTCTACATTTTCAGTTCCAACTGTAAAATATTGTGATTGATCGTAAGCATTTGCTGTATCCCATCCCATATCAACAAATACTCTAGCTCCTGGATGTAAAAAGAATTTTGTAACTATATTACTATAATCAAAAAAGTTATAGACTTTAAAATCTACTATAGTTTCTACATAAACACCATAATCACCTTGAGTGGAAGATTGAACACCAGTTATTCCAGCAGAAGCTTTATTAAACTCATTCCAAGTATTCATACTATCAGGAACTACCTTATCAAGAGCAGTAGCAGTATCTTTACTATAACCATGTAAGTTATAATCATCATAAATATGATTACCTATTTCATATAAAGCAACTTTACTTTGATCGTAACTTTTTTTGTTCTCTAATGTAGTTTCATCTTTATCAACCGAGTAAGATCTTACAACAGTCCACATTCTAGCCCATGGTTTCCTAGATGATAAATCTAAATTACTTCCAGGAGGTACTGCTATATTAGAATTATAATTTGTAAATTGAACTGATTCACCTTCAGCTGCACGAGCATCAGAACCAGATTGTCTTGATTTCAAGGTTTCTTTTACTGGACCGAATATATCCGATCCAAAGGCTCTATCACTTATTAAATTAGCCATAAAATATAACTTTCCTTTTTATTATGTGCCACCAACATTATCAATATTAGCCGGAATTCTAATAATAACACCAGATTCTATTGTATTAAAGGATCTACCATTTGCTTTTGCTATTACCCACCATAAACTTGGATCATTGTAATATTGAGAAGCTAATAAATCAAATCTATCACCTTCAGTAGTCATAACCATAATGTCTTCAGAACTCTTAGGAACTTTTCTATAAATAGTAGTAGACTTTACCAAACGTCCATTTTTTTTCTTATGTTTAGTATCTCTATATCTACTCATTACTCATCTCCATTGTCTTGTCCTTGACCATTTTCACCTTCTTCAGGTTCACCATTACCATTACCATTACCATTAGGTTCTTCATTAGCTTCATCAGGTTGTTCTTCTTCATCAACATTAGTTTCTGGAGGTATTCCTCCATTAAAAATATTAACATCACTAGTTAAATTACCACCAGACCAATTAGCTGAATTAATTTTTCTTCCGTCACCACCAATATAATCGTTATTTAAACCATAAAAGTTAGTATCAAGACCTGGAACTTGTGCATGTATTACTTGAAATGATATTGTACAATCAATAAATTTTGGAGCTCTTAATCCTTTTTGAGTTTCCCAAGGTGATTGATCAGAATATATATTATTAATACTTCGTATAAAACCAGGAAGTTCACCTAAAGAATTACCAAACAATTCACCAATTCTCATTCTAACTAAAGGAGGTTGAGCTCTTAACTTACCACCGGAATTAATTTGACCAAAATTTGTGTTATCAGTTTTATACCTTGGATAAACTAAAGATGTTAGTTGATTTAATTTTTTATATATCATTCTAAATTCAAGTTTAGTTTGAGCAGCTAATCTTAAAGTAAAAGTTATATCTCTAGTTCCCATTTCATAAGAAAATACAGGTTCACTTCTACCAATATAAGCATCTTCACCCCATCTTCCAGTTAGGTTCTCAACCATATTATTTATATAACCCCTAAGAATTATATACCCGTTATCTCTTAAATCTTTAAAATAAACTGGTAATTCACCTTCTCCTTCTATCTCCAAAGATCCTGCATCTTTTAATCCCAAACTTCCTATCAATGGTGAAGTTAATGTAACAGCCGAGTTATTATGAACTTTTCCAGTCATAGTACCAACATCTTGTTTTTTGTTGTTATTTCCCAACCAGTTTCCAGCACCCATAGTTACAACAGGATCAGAATTTCCACTTGTTAATGAATTGTCTTCAGTACCAAGTTTTTTAAATGTATGAACATCCATATTTCTAATAGCGAATGATGCATTATCACCTAAACCTTTCAATCTTCTTGTTTCATATTTATCTATATCTTTACCAAAAAATAAATCAGCTGATGAGTGTCTATTCTCATAAATTTGATTATATGTCGGTAAAACAACTCCTTTCTTTTCAGTATGCATTACCCCTTCAAAGCCTGTAACATCATTTATTTCTTGAACATTATCATAAAATACTTTATCTAAAGTGTTATTTTCACGATTTTTAAAAGTTTCACCACCACCATCTACTATTCTACTACCTAATCTTTTCCAGCTAGAAAAATTATAAGAATTCATTACATCGGTATTTCCACCTAAGCCAAAAAACCATGGTTGTTTAAAACCAAATGGACTTACACCTTTTTGCATATATGATAATGCCCTTGGATTACTAAATTCTGACATTCCACCTGCATCAGTTTGTAAATATCCTTTACCCAACATTAAACCTATACCAAGTTGAAGTAAATTAGATACGTTTTGATCTAACAATTCTTCTAATGTTGTTGGAGCTACATTAGTTTTAATAGTTAATCCATTTCTATTCCAATTTAATACTTGAAATGCTGCACCACCTATAAATGGAATAGTAGAACCTTCATCATCCAATCTTCCTTCAGCGTGAAGGGTATTTGTAATGAGTAAAGCGGCATCTACTATATCCCCATACATTCCAGTTGGAGTACTCAAATTTAAACCAGCAATATTAACTTGAATTCCAAATGGTCTAAAAAGACTTTCAAAAACTGTTCCAGTATAAACATCCATTTCAGCTAAAGCCCCAAAAGCACCTCTACTAACTGGTCTATAAGTATCCAATTTACCTTCAGCTCCACTTTCCATTACTCTCTGTACATCATCCTCACCTATCCACATATTCATACTTCTTGGATTTTTTCTGAAATTTAATTTTTGAGCAGTTAAAAAGTTTTTTCCTTTATTAGTTCTAAAAAATTCAGCCAATCTATCTTTATCAATAGAAGCTCTATCTGCTCTACTCGGTGAATATCCATCAGGTGTATATCCAGTAGTTCCAAATAAATAATCATCTACTCGACTGTCATTAAAATTATCAGGAACATTGGTTTTAACATAAGGTTCTTGTCCTCTAGGTCCACCTAAAGTCGTATATTCTATATCCAATCTATTATCCACATTACCAATAGGATAACCACCAATTGTATCAAATAATGTACCAAATATTAAATCATCAAACCCCAATCTTTTTCCAGTTAATTGTGATCCATCTACAGATATAGTTCTTGTATTAAATGAATTAGAATCACCACCGTGTTGTCCTGTATTATGTGGTGTCATTATTTCCTCATTAGTAACAGTTGTAGCATTTGGAGTTGTCCACAAAGAATAATACCAACTAGCTTTATCTATTTGTACACTTCCATTTCCTAATGGTGTTTCACCAGTTATAGGTAATGAAGTACCCTCACCAATATATCCTTGAGTATTAGTATTATTATCACCTTCAAAAACACCAAAATAAGATTTATATAAATCTATAGCAGTTTGAGCTGCTATATGACCAAATCCTTGATTACCATCTTGTGCTATTTCCTCAATGTTTGGTTTATTAATGATTCTAAAAGTATCCGAATACCTTTCCCCATCTACATCAGCATTAAAATTACCTCCCCCATCAACTCCTTCTCTTAATGGATCATCAAATATAGTACCTTTGTATATATTTTGGGGATGCCAAAATGGAGGATCATGTCCAAATATTATTCTATCTTGAGGTCTTGGATCAAAATATTGTTGATCATATTTTTTAAATGGGTCTCCTTGACTTTCAAGTCCAGTTCCCATTGATGTACCATTATCCCAAATAGAATAATCATCTGGATTAAAATATGGAGCTCCAGATATTTGTCCTACATATTGAGATATCAACGGATAGTCTTCAGCACCACCAGCAATTGGAGTATTTTGTGGAGTTAAAAGTTCATCTAAATCAGAACCTGAAAATAAATTTGGAGCATTATAGAATTTAACTAATTTTTGACCACTAGATCCCAAAGGTCCAGAAGCTCCCAAATTATTTAAAACTGTTCTTTGATGATCTCTAAAATCATACCAATAATCATTATATAGTTTATCTAAAATTCCATCACCATCACTATCAGCTACAAAAGGAGCTGTACCACCACCACTGAAAATAGACTCACCATCTTGAGATAAATATGGAGTCCAATGATTTAAATTATTTTCTTCTAAATTATCTAATGCAGAACCAAAATAAAAATTTCTATTAGGTAATGAAAAATCAGTATAAGTTGGTACACCCAATCTTGGAGTTCTTGGATCATATTTATAGTTTTCATATGCAGCTACTGGTTCATTGGGATTACTATTGTCAATCATATCAAAAGTTCTATAAGGTAATAAGTTATCTAATGAACTATCAACACCACCAGTAATTAATAAACTTCCGTTTTTATCTGTAAATAAAGACGTAAAACCAACCACTGCCGGATTAACATTTTCCCAATAAGAATTTATACCTTGAAAAAAATCAACTTCTTGAGTAACATTATTTTCTTCAGTTGATAATGTACCTATATTATCTAAATGATTTAATGGTCTACCACTAACAGGATTACTTGGTACTAAATTAGATTGTACATCTAAATAATTTGTCTGTACATCTTTACTATACATTGTATCTTCATATTTATTTAATGGATTATAAGTAGATTGTTTATCAGGTAAATCTAATGTACTTGAATCCTCAACATATTGAGTTGGTATACCCTCATCAAAATTTTTAGTAAATCCTTTAGCATTATTATTAGAAAAAAAATCTACTTCTCTAATATCATCATTACCCAACGGAGAATAATCTTTTAAAGAAGATAATTTTTCAGTTGAAAATGGTTTAAAATCTTTACCTGTATTTTCAAGTTTTGGTGTATCATCATACCCATTAACAATAGGAACAGATTTTTCTTCAGTTGGTAACATATTATTTATTTCAATATCACTATTTAATTTACTAGAATTATCAAAAACATTAACATCTTTTCCTATTTTCAAAGGAGTATCAGCTAATGGTGAAGTATCAGTTCCAATTTTTTTAGGTGTTGATGATAAAGGATTTACATCAGTTCCAATTTTTATAGGTGTTTCAGACAACCCTTTCATATCAGTTCCAATTTTTTTAGGTGTTGATGATAAAGGATTTACATCAGTTCCAATTTTTATAGGTGTTTCAGATAATTTATTTACGTCCACACCTTTTTTCATTTGTGTAGACATTGTTTTATTAACTTCTTGAGGTTTTTTTTCAATTGTAGGCAGAGATCTTTTAACTTCAGGTACTTTATAGTCTGATATTTGTTTAAAAGGTTTTTTCTTTCCAACACCTTCGTTAAATCTACTTTTATTTCCAAAATTATCTTTTGGCACTGTAAGTCTCCCTTAAAATATTATTGAGAAAATACTACTTTGTTATATTTCATTCTAGCTAAAGTTGAATTTGACTGATTATTTGGAGTTCCATATATTTTCATAGCAGAAATAAATGAGTCTGTTATCATTCTACCAGATTCAGGTGATAAACTAAGACCATTACCACCCCCACCTTGATTTCCTGTAGAAAAGTGATTTGGTTGAACACTAAATATAGTATCTCTAGCATCTGCTAAAACTGATCCAGCTGGTCCACTAATTAAGGTTTTTCCACCTCTACTTGCATTATCATAAGCATGTATCGGTTTATAAGTACCAAACATAGCAGCTTCAGGTCCTAACATAGTAGATAATAACATATCACCTATAGAACCAATACCAGCACCAAGTAAAGCACCACCAGGACCAGCCAGCATACCTAACATTCCCCCAAGAACCATAAGTTTATTACTATCCAATGTTTTTAATAAACCTTGACCAAGTCCATATTCTCCGACATTTCCTATCCCTTCCATACCAGCTCCAATTAAAGACATAGCTCCCCATCCTTTACCAAGACCTTTCATACCAGATCCAGCTCTACTCCAAAATCCTCTACCACCACCACCTGAAGTAGTAGTAGGTACAGTAGTTGGTTTCCAATTCCTACCACCAGCTTTATGATATTGTGCTGACATTTTCGATTGACTCCAACCTTTACCTTTATTGGCACTTCTAAATTGATTCCAACTACTTGTTCCTTTTGGATTTCTACCAGTAAATCTGGTTTTACCTGGCATACCGAAACCACCTCCACCACCCATACTATTCGCCATCATCATAGCATTGGCATAACTCCAAGCTTGACCAGCAAGTCCCATCATCAACCCAATTCCAATTGTTAACAGAGGACCCATCTGATTTAAAAATCCAAGTGCTGTTCTTAAAGCCTTGTTATATGTTTCAGCCATACCAGTTATTTTTTCCCAATCTTTAGCTACACCTTCACCTAATACTTTATGCATATTTTCTGTTAAATTTACACCTTGTTGAACTTTGTTTACCGAATTTTCTAAATTAACATATTCAGCATTTTGATTTTCTAATTCATCGGTAGTTCTAAATAAACCATCAGTTATCTTATCTGTACCTTTAACAATTTTACTTAATTCATCAAAAGAAAAATTAAAAGTTTCAGCTAATTTTCTTATAGCAGGTTCTTGTAAACTTGCTAAATCTATCCCTCCAAGTTGATTCTGTAATTCTCTTGCAAATCCAAGAGAATCTTTGTTCATAGCAAGAACACGAGCTTGTCTTAAATCTACTCTCTGACCAAGTAGAGCACTTATTTCAAATTCATCTCTAATAGATTGTTGAAAATTTAAAACACTTGATGCTGCTTTATCTATCATATTCATACTAACACCAAGTTTAGTTGCAAACATAGCAGCATTTGCTAAATTAGTAGCTGTACCATCAGTCCACTTGGCTACCATTTCTGTATTGGTTGCCATCTGTCTTAACACTGCACTTGGTACAACTCCTTCAGTATCTGCCCAAGCCTTCATTTGTTTCATAGTAGACTCGGCATTTTCATCAGATAATCCTACAACATTAACTAATAAATTTTGAAAATCTATAACTTCTTCAACCCCAAGTCCAAATTGTTTAGAAAGTTTAGCAGCTTCAAAAGCCATTGTCATAGTTTCAAAACTACTTCTACCAAAAGATTCAGCAATCTTTGGAGCATTTTGTGCAATTTTAGACCAATATATATCAAATTCAGCACCTTGATTATTTAGTACAGCCATAGTGTTTTTCATCTTGGTCATTTCATTTTTATTTAATGCACCAAATTGTTGATTTACATTATCAAGTTCCATTCCAAAATCTTTTGTGGTATCCAATCCAAGTTTAAAACTTGTAGCGAACAGTTGCATAGGATTTTCGGAAATTTCCTTCATCTTCTTATACATAGATCCCAACAACGGAATGGTATCGGCTAGATTCTCCTTCATCTTTTTGGTTGCATCTTGAACTTTTCTAAAAGATATTTCACCTTTTATCATTTCCATCTGCATTTCTTTGGATTTTCTAATATCTTCATCTTTAGCTTTTGCAGCTTCTTGAGCAAGTTTTACATAATCTTTATAAAGGTCATTTATAGAAGAACCAGCAGTAGCAATTTTAGAAAGAGTTTTTAACTCATCATCTATAATATTTAATTGTTTTTTAGAAAGGATATTTGCTCTACCAAGTTCATTTTTTGTTTGGATTCTTACATCCAACTCCATCTGTAAATCTTGGATTCTTTTGTTTTCGGCACGAGTTAACTTTTCACCAGTCAATAATTGTTTGGCCATAGCTTCTTCTATAGAGACTTGTATATCCAGTTGTCTTTGAGTTACCTCATTGACTCTCTCATTATAAATCTCTATATTAGATTTACCTTTTTTATTCTTATTTCCCTTTTTAGGAGGCATCTATTATTTTCTCCTGTTACGTTTAGCCTGATTAAAGTTTCTAGTTCCACCTGAAACTCTTCCACCTCTTCTATGTGAAACTCTTCCACCTCTTCTATGTACCATAGATGAAACTGGTCTGTTTCTTGTTTTCTCTGCATGAGGACCACCACCACAAGATTGATTTTGACATTTACATGTATTTGTGTTGGAACACCATTTACAACCCCAACCTTGATTTGCAGAAGTTATACACATTGAATAATTAGCCCCGATACAATCAAACTCTTGACCTTGTATTGTATATCCACAACAAGGATCTAATTGACAATCAGTTGATCCACCACCACCATCATCTGATCCACCATCACATGGACCACAATTTTGGCCAAAGACACTATAACAATAGCCATCCTGACCATCAATTGGACAACCATTATACCCCGAACAATCACATTCCCAAGGAACTAAATCAAATTCACATTCACAATTACTATTACAAAAATGAGTATTAGGACATATAGATGGATCTTCACAACAAGTTGTTGGTGGTTGGTAATTATCAGAATCACATTCCCAATCTTGCCATTGGCAATTACATCCTATTGTCTGGTAACAACTACCTTGAGTTTGTTGTTCTGAACATGTTCCTACTACTTGACCCAGTATGTTATAACACATTTGATTTGGATCCTCACCTGGTTGAGAACAACATTGATACTCATCTACTGGATTATATTCACAAACACAATTACTATTACAAAACATATCATTAGGACACATATTAGGATCATCACAACATGTTGGATCAGGATTGCCGTAGTCCCAGTAACAAGTTGATCCAATGCATTGGTGACATTGACCTTCAGAACTTATATTAGAACAAGGGCCTAAATTCTGACCTAATATATTATAGCAATTACCATTACCTAAACATTGACCGTTTCTCGAACCACCACCTCTAGTACCACCTGCAGAACCATTATTAATTGGACGTTTTCTTTCTCTATATACACAATATTGTTCTTCCATTCCTAATGGGACACAATGTGGATGATTTGCAAGTGGTAAATGTGAAGCTCTTTTCACATAATTGGATCCAAGAGCCCAACTGCAGTATCCATATCCATTTGGACATGGTTCATTTAATCCTCCACCTCCAGTATTTCCACCTGATGATGTTCTTGTTCTTTGTTGTTTTCCCTGATTATAATTTGGCATTTAAATTCTCCTGTTTACAAGAAAAAGTCAGATAACTTGTATCTATTTCTTTTATATCTTTTTCCGTATTTTTCCTGTCCTAATTTGTCAAGAACAGCAGCTGCATCATTTAAATCTTTTAAAGCTTTCATAACTTTTCTATCTTTAGTAGCTCTTTGCAAAGCTCTAAATTGACCTTTTTTCCATAAGGTAAAGAAATCTTTTAAAAAACCTTCAGAAAGAATATTTTTTGTACTCATATATGATTTTTTAGGCTGCATGTATTCTCCAATTAAATAATATTATACAATTATAAATATCTAATTTTACGAAAATTTGTTGGTCTTAAAACCTTTTTCTTGCACTTGGAGGTGGAACGCCTTGATGTGACATTTGAGTTGAAGCATTATTAGCTTTATCCCTAGCTTTTTTCTCTTGTTCTTTTTCCTTTAAAAGAGCTTCAGAATAAAATCTTCTCAAATAAACAGGCATTGTATATAGGTCAGAGAAAGAAAACCCCTGACCATAATATACTAATGTGAATATTTCTTGATGTAAGTCTTTTCTATAACGTGCTGGAAGGCCAAAAAAAGTTGACGTCCATTGGTATGGACATTTCCCTCCTCTCACCATTTACTTCTACATCTTGAACCATGTTGATATCA